GATTGGTGACCAGTCGATTAAGACGGTGTCCTTTTAGATTCGGTCGCCCAGATAGACGCCGTTGCCGTCGTGGATTGGGATGGCGATGTCGCCGCGTGTGACGCTTGTGGCTTGGAAGTGGTAAAAGTCGGTTTGGCGTTTGCCTTCTTCGGCTTGGCGCATCAGGTCACCGACCTTGATCGTGCTGGCGGCGCGGTTCGCAAAAGTAATCATTATGCGGAAACCTTTTCAAGATTTACCGCAAACCATTCGTAGTCGCGTTCATTGCGTTCTTGGTATGAAGCAGGAACAAAAACCGAATTAAGCATGCTGAAAACTACTTCGCTGTATTTTTTGTAAGTTGCCCATGTCCATTTGATGTCGCGCATTGCTTCTTGCACGATTTCGTGAACATTGATTCTGTCGCTATCGTTCTTCAAAGTGTCGTAGGCCTTTGAAAGTTTCTTTTCGATCTTTGTCATTTTGTTTCGCCTTAGTTCTTTGCCGCTTGGACTGCATCCCAGAACTTGGTCTGGAACTTGATCGTTGAATATTGAAGTTGCGTCATGAAATCTGCGTACGTGTTCTGGCCTGCGTTTTCGGCAATCTCTAGGTAAGTGGCTACTGCCTGCTCTAGGTCTGCCATCTTGAACTTGTCCATTTTGCTATCCCTTCGTTTTTCGCGCCCCTTCTGGCGTGTGTCTAGTTTGCCACAAACCCAGCGATTTAGGTAGCAATTTGGCAAAATAAATGCATCGTTACCAAACCGTTACTTTGCTAGTATTTAGGGGAGAGAGAGGAATCACAATGGGGAAATCGGGAAACCCTGCCAAGCAGCAACTACGAGGCACGATCAGTTGGTATTCAAACTCGCCAACGATCCCAACTGGCTATGGAACGCAAACCGCGCAGGTCGTTTCAAGGATGAAACGCGACGGCTTCGACGTGGCCTGCTTGAGCAACTTTGGAACGGAAGGCTTGTCGACCGAATGGGATTCGGGTCATGGCAAGGTCAAGGTTTATCAGCGCGGCGCAGACGTTTATTCAAACGATGTAATGTCGATGCATCACAAGCATCACCGCGCGCAGCACCCAAAACAGAACGACCTGCTGGTCACGCTTTACGACGTTTGGGTTTTGCAGGCGGCTGGGCTTGATCAGTTGCCGATCGCTTCGTGGATACCGATTGACCACAACCCTGTGCCACCCAAGGTGGCGGCGTGGGCTAAGAAACCGAACGTCACCCCGATCGCCATGTCGCGATACGGGCAGCGCGCGCTGGAAGCCGTAGGGATAGATGCCCATTACATTCCGCACGCGATTGAAGACGTTTTCAAGCCAACGCCGACTTGGCAGGGCGTTCCCGTTCGCGAGTTTACCCAATGGGGCGACAAGTTCGTGGTGGGAATGAACGGTGCGAATAAAGCATCGGCTGGTTTCCATCGCAAGGCTTACGCCGAGAACTTTCAAGCGTTCGCCAAGTTCGCGAAAGATAAAGAGGACGTTCTGCTTTACGTTCACGCCGATTGGATTGGTGCTTATGGCGGCTGGAATCTGTCCGACCTTGCTCAGGCGTGCGGCATCCCTGCCGAAAAACTAATCTTCGTAGACCCAATCGAATACCGCTACGGAATCAGCGCGGAGAAGTTGGCTGCCCTTTATTCGGGCATGGATGTTTTGCTATCCGCTAACTACGGTGAGGGGTTCGGTGTCCCCCAGATTGAAGCGCAAGCCTGTGGCACGCCGATCATCACGTCGGCTTCGTGCGCGTCGCCTGAACTTGCTGGCCATGATTCGTTCATTGTTTCGGGGCAAAACTTTTGGGATGATCCCCAGAAGTCGTGGTTTCACGTTCCGTTCGTTCACGACATTCACGCCGCGCTTGAAGCCGCTTATGAACGTGGGCGCGGCGACTTCGCGAAGACGGTTGAGTTCGCCCAGCAGTTCAACGCCGATAAGGTTTATCAAGCGCATTGGTTGCCGCTGCTAAAAAAACTGCTTCCTCAATAAGCGCAGGCTTGGTCGGTTAGAATAGATGGGTAAGGAGTTCTTGTGGCGATAACAAACGGATACGCGACGCTGGCTGAGGTTAAGGCTGGTTTGCGCATCATCGATAACTTGGATGATTCCCTGCTTGAAATGGCGGTTGAATCTGCATCGCGACTTGTCGACGGTTATTGTGGTCGCATTTTTTACAACGCAGGAACGGTCACGCGAATCTATACCCCGAACGATGTGCTGGTCGTTGACTTGGATGATTTCATTTCGATCGCCACGTTCAAATCTTCAACCAACGCCGACGGCGCGTTTGACCAAACTTGGAAGACCACCGATTACCAACTTGAACCCCTAAACAATCTTGCCGACGGAATCTCGTTCCCGTATTACCGCGCACGCGCTGTTGGCGATTACTTGTTAACCACTTCGGGCGATGACGCAACCGTTCAGGTTGTTGGCGTTGCTGGCTGGTCGGCTGTTCCCGTTCAGGTGAAGCAGGCAACGATCATTCAAGCGATGCGTATCTTCAAACGTTTAGACTCGCCATTGGGCATCACCTTTGGCGAACTTGGAGCGATGCGTGTCAGCACGCGCCTTGATCCTGATGTGGCTCAGTTGGTTGAACCTTTACGCCGAATTCGAAACGTTGGCTAATGGCTAACATCACAAACCTTCGTTCGGGAATCAAAACCAACTTGCAGACCATTACGGGCTTGCGCGTTGCTGACACCATCCCCGACCAAATCAATCCGCCGATCGCGCTGGTTGAATTGCAGACCGTCGATTTCGACAAGGCGATGCATCACGGTTTGACCGCTTACAACTTTCGCGTCGTCGTTTTGGTTGCTCGCCAAAGCGAACGTAGCGGCCAGAATAAACTTGACGCATACGTCGCTTCGACGGGTTCAGCCAGCGTCAAATTGGCACTTGAATCAGACCGCACCTTGGGTGGTGCTGCGTTTGATTGTTTCTGCCAAGGCGTAACTTCCTACGGGGTGACTTCCGTAGGTGAGGTAAACTATTTAAGTGCAGAGTTTCAACTGCTCGTTTATGCATCCTAAAAGAAAGGCAGTCTTGTGGCGATTTTCGTAGCAACGGACTACAACGTAACAATCAATGGCGTTGACTATTCAGCGTATTTGACACAGGCAGAACTCGCGGTTGAAGCCGACGAGGTCGAAACCACCGCCTTCGGTGCTACCTACCGCACGCGCGTTGGTGGTTTGAAGTCTGGTAACGTGAGTTTCCAGTTCAATCAGGACTTCGCCGTTGCTGGTATTGACGCGGTCTTCTTCCCACTTCTTGGCACGCAGGCAACCGTCGTGATCAAGCCAACTTCAACAGCCATTTCAGCAACCAACCCGAAATACACCGTTAACGCCTTGGTGACCCAGTACTCACCGATTTCAGGCAACGTTGGCGACCTCGCAACCTTCTCGGTTGCATGGCCTGTCAGCGGAACGGTTGCTAGGGCTACCGCGTAACCATGAAGAGAAACCTACGCATCACCTTTCTGGATGGCACACAAACCGACGCACCGATCACCGCGTCAGACATTGTTGCGTTTGAATTCAAGTTTGAACTTGCGCTTGATCGAATTGAAAAGTTTGGTCACATCTGTTTCTTGGCTTGGCATTCGCAAAAGCGCGTCAAGGCAACTGACCTAGATTTCGAATCGTGGCTTGAAACGATCGACATCGTGGAAATGGATGACGACCCAAAAGGTTCGTAGCACTAGGGGAGACTAGTGAGCATTGGAACATCGCCAATTTGGCGGTGGCGACAGGTATCGCGCCCAGCGTTCTTTTGCAGGAATCTGACCGCATGATTTATACGATGTGGATGGCGTTAAAAAGCCAGCGCGGTTCGTAATCAAACCAGCGCGACACGCTCCCACTTGGCAATCGCCACGTCAGGGTCTTGCGCGTAATAAGCGGCGCACAGATTTATGAGCGTTTGAATCTGCTGCTGATCAAGGCCAGCGTTATGGGCTTTGCGAATTGACTCGCTGATCCAAGGCAAGTCGGGGTCAAAGAAATGTTCGATGCAATTGCGCCAGAGGTTGCTGGCGTGTTTGATTTCGCCTTGCAGGAACAGGCCTGCGACTGCGCCCATTTCAAATTCGTAGATTGTGTCTTCGCCGTATCGTTTCTGCAAATCCCAGAGGGCTTCGTTGGAGTCGTTTAGGATTGCATCTTGAATTTCGATTTCAAGGTTTTTGATCGCGCCCATTATTTTAGGTTCTCCAAAATCTCTTCAACGGTGGTGTCTAGAAGGATGGCGAGGCGTTGCAGAAGCGCGGCTTTGCGAATGCGCTCTTTCTGGTCTGCAATGTAAAACTCGCTGTTTGGGTCATTTAGTCCGTAGTTCATTTTCATTCCTTTACTTGTCGCCTTGGCGAATGTTGCGAATCTTGTCGGCGGCGGTGGCGTAGTTTGACCAGATGTGCGAGCCGCATCCGCAGTCGCAGGTGATTAGCAGTTCGCCTGCTTTTGTGTAAACGCCTTCGGTGATCACGATGCCGTCTGTGGTGATCCAACTGTTACCTGTGTAACGCATCACGTTTTCGTTGAGGTGCTTTTTGATACTCTCGGTCTTGGTGTTCATTTTGCTATCCCTTCGTTTTGCGCCTTTCTGGCGTAAGACAACTATCCCGTAAACCAAGCCCAACAAGCAACTTCTGCCGCCCGTTTTTTATTACGATTTTGTAACGGTCGGTTAGACTAGTAGCATGCCCAACAACGGAATCAGCGTCTATGTCCCGACGTTCGTGCGCAACCGTTCTCAGTTCGGTATCGGGCAGAAAGACATTCTCGTTTCCGACATTCGTATCTTGCAGAAACGCCTGCGCGAGATTGATCCTGAACTGCGTAAGCAATTGGTGCGCGACGCGAAAGCGGTCGGTGTGAAAGCCGACGGGATTATTAAACCTGCCCTGCAAAGCATCCGCCCTTTGAGCGGCATGATCAATCCCAACAACCAAGGTCGCCTTGCGTGGAATCGCCAGCAGGCGAAGGTTGGTAAGTCGCTGCGTTCGGTTCGCATTGATACGACGCAGGTTCAGTTTCGAACTTCGACGGGAACGATGGCGCGCAAGTTGGGGCAAGAAACCACGAGCCTTGTTCGCGTGCGCGTTCTCTCTCCTTTGGCTGTGATCATGGACATGGCTGGTCGTGGCGGCGGTTCGTATTTCAACAGGGGTTACCAGAACTCGGGATACACCAGACCGTTTATGCGTGACGGCAAGCAGGTGCGCATGCGTTTGAACGGGCAGGGGCGCGGCATGATCCGTCAGTTGAGCGGTGGCGCGTCGCGTTACGTCTGGCCTGCAATCGAAACACGCAAGGCTGGCTTGGAAGCGGAAGTTAGAAGCATCATTCAACGTTACGAAGTTATCGCTTCAAGGAGGTTCGCCTAATGGCAATTATCGTTCCAGTCGCAACGAAGTTTGACGACACAGGTTTACGCAAGGCGCAGAAGAAGTTTGGCGGTTTTGGCAAATCGCTGAAGGGGCTTCTTGGTGGCGCGGCGATTGCGGCTGGTTTTGCTGCGGTTACTGGCGCGATCACAAGCAGCGTAAAGGCTGCGGCTGCCGACGCAAAATCTCAAAAGATTTTAGCCTTGCAGTTGAGGAACAGCACGAAAGCAACCAAGGCGCAGATTGCGGCGGTTGAAGAATATTTGGGCAAGTTATCCATGCAGGTGGGTATCCAAGACGACGAGTTGAGACCGAGTTTTGCGAATCTTGTGCGCCAAGTTCCTGACGTCAATAAAGCCCAGAAGATGTTTGCCTTGGCTTTGGATGCGTCGGCTTCGTCAGGTAAACCGCTGGGAACGGTTATTAACGCGCTAGGTAAGTATTACAACGGTAACAAAACCGCGCTGATCCGTTTGTTCCCTGAGTTGAAGAAGTCGTCTGACGCAATGGGTGATTTGGCTAAGTCGACTAAGGGTGCGGCGGAAGCGTCTGCTGATCCGTTTGCGAAATTCAATGTCGCCGTTGGTGAGTTGAGCGAGGAGTTTGGTCAAAAACTTCTGCCTTACGTTATTGAGTTCGTTAATTATTTGACGGAAACGGTTGTGCCAGCGGTTTCAGGTTTCTTGGAAGACATGGCCAATCCAAATACCGATACTGGTAAAGCGTTCTTGATGATCAAAGAAGCGATGGTTGGTAAAGACGGTAAGAGCGGCGTTTATGGAAGCGTGGTTTTACTGGTTCAGGCGATTGGCAACTTGTTTGGAACTTTGTCGACCAATGGAAATGCTCTTGATGGGCTTGTTAAGGCGATGGAGATTCTTTCGATCACGCTTGATGTAATTCTTTACAACATTGCCAGCATCATTAACCAGCCTTTGAGTGGTTTTGCTGATCGCGTTAAGAAGCAGATTTATGGTGCGGCAGCCATCGCTGCCGTTATTGGTCGCGAATCTTTATTTAGCAATGGATGGAAGGGGCAAGCCGCGCCAAATCAGACAGGTTTGTCCCCTCGTGCAATTGAGGGAAACTTTGCCAATGGTGGTGTCGTTATGCCGCGCGTTGGTGGAACGATTGCGCGCATTGGTGAGGCTGGTCAACCCGAAGCGGTCATTCCTCTTGATCGTTGGAAGTCGATGACGGGCGGCGGCAAGGGTGGCAGCACTTACAACATCACGATTGTTGGTGGCAACGCGAATCTTGGGCAGACGGTTGTTGACGCAATCAAGGGCTATGAACGCACCAACGGTTCTGGCTGGAGGTCTTAATGTCCGTTCCCGTAACCAAGGTTGAGTTCGGGTTTACGCAATCGGGCGGTGCTTACGTTTATAACGACGTGACGGCTTACGTTCGTTCGGTTGAGACGAATCGTGGGCGTGCCGATAATTATGATTCGTTTGACGCTGGCGCGGCCACTATTGTTTTAGATAATCGTGGGCGTGAGTTTGATCCGACTTATTTGACGCCAACAACGACGCGCACCAACTTTGTGAAGAACCCGATTCCTTCGACATCGGCTGCGGTTTCGCCGCAGGAATCTTGGTCGATTATTAACCGAGGAACGGGTGGTGCTGGAACGACCACGCTGACCGCTGACGGGGCGTTTGATACCGTCACCACCGCCGCTTCAAGCATCGGTTATTCTTTCGGCGTTACGGGTTCTACGACTGCTGCGCGTATCCCCGTAACCGCTGGCCTCACTTATGTTGCGTCTTTTTATGCAACTTCAAGCGTGAGCGATACGCGTCGCATGGGCGCAACTTTTTATAATGCCGCTGGCACGAGCCTTGGTGAAAACTCGGGTGACATAACCGTTATGCAGGCAGGGATTGAGACGCGGATTACGGGAACTTTCACCGCGCCAGCAACTGCGGTTTCCATGCGTATTTATGGTGGCCAAACTACGGGTTCAATTATCCGCCCTTTGAACTCAACGATGTATTGGCGGCATGCGATGGTTGAGCAAACGTCAACGCTCGCGGATTATTTCGACGGGTCTGATCCTGACAACGCAAACATCACAAATTCGTGGTCTGGA